CAGGAAGCCCTTCAGGTGTGTTACTATGTCTTTTCAGAAATTCGACATTATCTGCACTCAAATAAGGAACGAGTTCAGAATTTTTGTCTGGCATAGTATAAATCTGGCCATATTTTCCAAGCCATTGAGAATAGTCACGAATATTAATTTGGTCATATCCCTCTTTCACAGACCCACAGTTATCATCACCATAAGTCATAAATGCAAGAATATCCCGAATGTTTTTGGTGTTAGGCAACACAGTAAAAATATATGTGCCCACATTGATACGTCCAACAATGCCATTAATAATAGCTGTGAGAGATGTACCACTGATATGAGTTCCTTCCAGCAATGTCACCAAATCTCCATTTACTGAAACATAAGCATACAATATCACTCACAAGATTGCGCATGATGGCTAAATCTTGTTGAGAGTAGTTCATCTTTTCTGCTATGTCAATAAGAACTCTGAACGCAGCCAAAAGTAATTGGGATGGAATTTTCTGGTCATACTTACTGTAATCTCCAGCAAATACTCTTTCCTTTCCATGTTTAAACATATGTTTTGTAAGTTGGTCCCACTCAGGTCCTTGGCAATTAACACCAACGGCACATTCACTGAGCAAGGGATTCATCTGAATAAACCTGGCAATAGGTAAGAAATATTTACGTGTGAGAACAGTTAACAACATAGGATTTGCATAGAATATCCTACATTTATCTTTCTTTTCAAGTACTTCCACTTTCTTTGAAGCGCGAATAACTGGATAGAATCTTTCACCACGTTCCAAATTGGAGAGTGCTTTTTCATATTCCTTTTGCATTTCATCACACATTCGGAAGTAACCAACTTCTCCTTCAATAAAAGACGTTTTCTTTCCAGAAAGTGGCAAACCCACTGAAGTGGACCATTTCATAGCATCTATGAAGCGAACTCCGTCGATACCATTCAAAGTTTCTTTCAATGTCAAAGGTCTGCATTTCTTCCAGTAATCATTCTTTTCCACCAATTCTACCAGTGGTTTCTTGTAATCTGCCACTGCATGTTGCATTTCTCGCACTGGCAGAGGTTCGCCTGGATGAGAAGCATTTTCTAAAGCAACTTGAAAACCAAACCATTCTGGTTTCAAAACTGGTGGATGATATTTGTCTCCACTCACACCAGTAACTTCTTCAACATACTGTGTAATAATAGTTGGTTTGACGTCATCGGTTGTTTTACTTCGTCCTTTACAAGATCCCATATAAGCAAATTGACTCTTCTCTGGTAGGTAGTTCAGTGGACTTTTAGGGTGTAAAGGAGTGTCTTCCGTAAAACTAACACCAAAAGCGTCAGTTGGAAATGTTCCTTCTGATGCACTCATTAGCACACCCTCCATATCTTGTATCCTCAACTTTGCAGTACAAAGCTGCTGTTGGGTGATCGTTCCGTAACAACCTTTGGGTGTTCCTCCTTTTCCTCCCAAATGAATTCCAAGAATAACCGATCCTTTTGTTTCTGATACCAAAACAGCTCCACATAGTCCTTTGAAGGTGCTATTACTCAAATAAGAATATTCACCTCCTTTGAAATCTTTGAAACCATTATTGGTGTGCATTTTCTTTGATCGTCCTTTATAGATTTGCAAATATCCTTCTTCATCCCTATGTAACATACTAAAGGGTGAGTCAGGCATACAATCCAAAGGAAAATGCTTAGAGATGTCTCTGAAAGATCCACCACTAGAGCAGTAACAC